CCTATCCTGCAGGCTATGCGCCTGCTGTGCGGCCACTACTACGAGAACCGGCAGCAGGTTCTGACCGGTACCATCGTGAGTGAGTTACCCATGGGCGTGCAGGCGCTGCTGTCCACTTACCGCGTCTACGCATGAGAATCGGCAAGATGGACCGGCGCATCGTGATCGAGCAGCCGACGGTGACGAAGGACGACTGGAACTACGACGTGGTGACGTGGACGACGCTGGCGACCGTATGGGCCGACAAGCTCGACCGCGGCTCCGGCGAGGTGGTGGAGGTGGACCGGCAGACGGCCCTCACCCGTACGCAGTGGACGATGCGCTACCGCTCGACGGTAAACTCCACGATGCGCATCCTGTACAACAGCCAGTATTACTACATCGTAGGCGTGGAGGAGATTGGGCGCCGCGAAGGTCTGCGCGTCTTTACCGAGCTTCGGAACTGATGGCGGGCTTCAATGTGCGTGTGGATGCCGCAAGCGTGAAGGCTATAGAGGCTGCCCTCAAGGAGCTGCCGCTGGAGCTGAAGGGCAAAGCCATCTCGCAAGCTCAAATAAAAGCCGCTGCTGTCCTGCGCAATGAGGCCAAAACCTTAGGCCAACAGCTTGGCGGTTCAGGTTCCTGGTCCAAGGCGCAGCAGGTGGTCTCAGGTAACGAAAAAAAATACAAGCCGTACGTTGTGCTCAAGACGTCGAAGAAGCGATTTAGTATACAGCCCAAAAGCAGCTACCTCGACAGCCCGAAGGCGACGACAGCCGCACCTATCAAGTACAACCACTTACTACAGAAAGGCAGCGCGCCACAGGTGCGGACTGGAGGACAGGGCAAATCCACACGGGGTGGTGCCATTGGGACACGCGGTACTGGTCGCGGTGGTTTTATGGTGCGCAATGCGCAAACAGGATACATCCACCGCATCAAACAAATTAAACACCCCGGCTTCCAAGGTCACGACATCTATGGCAAGGTGCTGGCCAGCCGTGGTGAAGAGGCCATCCAGCGATTTAATCAGGACGCCATACAGGTCATCGATAAGTTCAAAAAGAAAAAAGGCTTCGCATGATCAACCTCGTCATCGACATCCTCAAGGCAGACGCCAACGTCACGGCCATCACCACCGCTGACCGCATATACCCGCTGTCTCGGCTCGAAGGCGCCACCATTCCAGCCATCGTGGTGCAGCAAATTGCTACCGACCCTGCCGACACGCACGACAGCACCAGCACGATGGACACGAACACCGTGCAGGTGACCATCATCGAGGACAAGCCCAAAGACGCCAACGCCTTGGCGGTCCTGGTACGTGCCGCGCTCGACGGCTACGGGGGCAATACCATCGCAGAAATCCGCCTGACCAACCAGGTGACCGACGTCTTCGAGGCCATCGACCTCTTCACCCTCACGCAGACGTATGACGTGCGCGTCGTCCGCGACAACGTCACCGTCCCGTCCGCCCTTGCCGACCTCGGCGAGCTGTACCTCGACGACATCTACGACGTAGACGCCACCAGCCCGGCGCGCTACAGCCGCCTGGAATACAACGCCAGCGCGTCGGTATGGGAGAGCACCCCTGACTTGAACATCGATGGGGCGGTGTACAGCAACCCGCGCCTTATCACCCTGACCAACGGCACCACATTTACCGTGGCCAGCGACGACCACCTCATCTTTTGCAACTACGCCAGCGGCTCCGGCTCAGCTTCATCCACCCTGCGCCTGCCGGAAGTAGCTACCAGCGAAGGGCGCGAGGTGCGTATCAAGACCGGCAGCCACCTGTCCAACCAGCGGACCCTAACCCTACGGCCAGCAACTGCCGATACTACCGTCACCATCGACGGTAGCGCATCGGCCTCGATGGACCGCGACTACGACGGCATTACCGTCCACTGCATCGACCGAGAGTGGTACATCACCCAACGCAAGAGCAAATGAAAATTGCCGTACACTTTCCGGTCTACAAGCGGCCGCGCATCCGCAATATCGCCATGGACGCACTCGACCGCGTACGTGGCCAGTTCCTGGAGCATGGCATCGAGATGGAGGTATGCGTCATCGGCGACGACCCCGGCCTTGCGGCGGTATGCAAGAAGCGCAACTATATCCACTACGAGGTAGGCAACCACCCCGTCGGGCGCAAGTTCGAGATGGGCCTGCGCTACATGCTCCGGCATATGCAGTTCGACTACCTGATGGAATACTGCTCCGACAACATCCTGCGCAACGACTGGGCAGAGAAGATGGCCAAGGAGCTGAAGGCCGGGCGCCAGTGGGTGGCACATGCCGCCTTCTACATCGTCGACAGCAAGACCGGGCAGACCCACCTCTTTAGCGGGCGCGGCCAGTCGAACGTAGGACGCTGCACCTCGCGCAGGCTGGTGGAAGCCTGCCAAAAGCACCGCGGCCACTGCTACGAGTACGAGCTGATGAGCGGTCTGGACGCGTGCTTCCGTACCAACATCAGCCGCTGCACCGACCAGCTCACCTTCCTGCTCAAGAGCGAGACCCCTATGATTGTGGACATCAAGAGCGAGGTCAACATCAACACCTTCCGCGGCTTCGCCAACAAGCCCGACCGCTTCCCTCCCACGGAGGTAGTCGGCGACTTTCCCGAACTTTCCCAACTGAAACCCTTTAACTTTTAAGACATGCCAACCACCGGTAAAATCCGTTCCAACGCGATCGGTATCTTCATCTCCAACGAAAGCGCCAACAGCGGCACCTTCAGCGGCAACACGTACGGCGACAACACCTCCGAGAACGACACCTGGGAGATTGTTGCCTGCGCCACCTCCGGCACCTTCAGCGGTTCCATGGAGGTCATCGACGCCACGACCAAAGACAACGACGGCGAGCGCGAAATCCTGACCTCTTCGCTGTCGTGGACCATGACCGCCGACGGCCTTGTCGAGTACGGCTTGAGCAGCTCTGTCCGCAGCGCGGCCGACCTCTTCACCCTGTGGAAAGCCAAGACCAAAGTGAAGGTCGCATGGACCACCGGCCTTGACGGAGACCTCATGTACTGGGGCAAGGCGTACATCACCAGCTACGAAGAAACTGCTGGGTTGAACGAAGTTGCGTCTTTCTCTGTTAACTTTGAAGGCGACGGCACGATTTACAAGACCGTCCTCGACACTTCAAAGGCTGTATTTAACCTGAACACGTAATGGCTAACAAGCTCCAAGGCAAGTTCTCGCTGCAACTGACGGACGACCTGACGGTGGACGTCTGTCTCAACCTCTACGCACTCAACCTTTTCCTCGAAGAGGAAGATGCAAAGCTGGACCAGTTGCAGGAACTCTTGGAGCAGAAAGCCCTGGCAAACCTCCCGAAGCTGGTTTGGGCAGGAGTCAGGACACAGGCCATCCTTACCGACCAAGAGCTGCCGTTGAACTTCACCAAGTTCGCGGCGCTCTTCGGTTCGGTGGGTTGGGACGAGGTCAGCAAGGATGTGCTGACGGCCTTGCAGCTGGACACAAAAAAAAAGTAAGCGGAGAGAGCGGCGGCGGTGAGCCGTTCGACATGAGGTCCTTGTACGTAGCTTGGCTCGAGCGCGGCAAGGACCCTGCTATTTTCTGGAGCTGTACCTTCGGAGAGGTAATGATACTTCTGCGCTCCTATGAATTCAGAGACGAACTCCAGTGGATGCACACCAGCTCCGTCCTCGCGATGCTGGCGAATGTCAACCGGGGCAAAAATTCACGACCGTATGAGTGGTCGGACTTCAATCCATACGCATCGTCTCGCAAGAAGTCAACCTCGCCCAAGATCACAGCCAAGCACAACCAGCTCTTCGACAAGATGAGCCAAGCACTCAACAGGAAAGATGGCTAAAGACGCAATCCTAAATATCATATTTGGCGCCAACACGAAAGAGCTCGACAAAGCTCTTGACGGCGCCACAAAGCGGCTGCAGGATACGGCGAGCAAGATGAACGACGTGGGCAAATCCTTGTCCATAGGCCTCACCGCTCCCATTGTAGCCTTCGGGGCGCTCGCCACCAAGAATGCCGTCGACAGCGCCAAGGCTATCGCGCAGGTGGAGGCTGCCGTCAAGTCGACGGGTGGAGCGGCGGGCCGTTCGGTCAGCCAGCTCGAGGAGATGGCCACAGGCTTGCAGCGCATCAGCCTGTACGACGACGACCAAATCCTCAAGGACGTCACGGCCAACCTGCTCACCTTCACCAACGTCACCGGCACCGAGTTCGACAAGGCGCAGGTAGCTATCCTGAACCTGTCGACCCGCCTGGGCACGGACCTGACGAGCGCGTCGGTCCAAGTAGGCAAGGCGCTCAACGACCCTATCAAAGGCGTGACGGCCCTCGGCCGCGCCGGGGTGCAGTTCACCGCAGCGCAGAAGGAACAAATCGCCGCGTTGGTAGAATCGGGTGACGTAGCTGCTGCGCAGACCATCATCCTCGGCGAGCTGGAGACACAGTTTGGCGGAGCGGCAGAGGCAGCAGCCAACGCGGACCCCTATACACAGATGGCCAACGAGGTAGGCAACCTCTCCGAAAGTTTCGGCGCTATCATCAACGAGGCGCTGATACCTGTGGTCGGGTTCCTCCAAAGGGTTGTAGACCGCATCAGCAATTTTAGCGATGGCACCAAGAAGGCTATCGTGGTAATTGGTGGCCTTCTTGCCGTAATTGGGCCGCTAGCTATTGGAGTGGGAGCGCTGATAAGCGCATACACCAGCATCCGCAGCGCCTTAGGTGCGCTAACTATAGCACAAATTAGGCTCAACATTGCCGTTTTATCCAACCCATACGTAGCGATAGCAGCGGCAGTAGTTGCAGCTGTTGCAATAATTATTTACAACTGGGATAAGATTGTAGCCTATTTCACTAGCGGCGATGGAGCTGGCACGTGGGACGGGCTGAAGGAATCCTTTGACATTGTAATTAATTACGTAGTTGATGCGTGGAATTCCTTTGTCGAAATCATCGGGATGATATGGGATGAATTTGGAGACAACTTCCTATTCGCCTTACAGAACGTGATGGACCTTGTTATGCGTGTCTTCCGTGGCGTTTTTGCTAACATAGGCAATGTTTTAGGAGCTTATACAGCTCTATTCAAGGGTGATTGGCGCGCCTTTCTTGGCTATGTAGCAAATGTCACTGTAGAGGTTTTGCAAATGGTCGTGGGGGTGTTTTTAGGTTTTATTTCGCAAGTAGGCAATGCTGTAGATGCTGTACTCGGCGCCCTTGGCATTGAAAGTAACCTCGGCGGACTGATTAAGGACATACAGAAAGCGAGCGACAAGCTTTTCGAGTCCATCAAATACAAAGGAGATGAGGCGACTGATGCGGTAACGGACTTTAGCACAGCACTAGCCAAAATCCCAGAGCCACCTGTTCTGAGTAGAAAGCTGACGGCGCCCACTATTACTGGTAGCGCCGTTGGAGCAACTGGAGGAGACCGGCCAGCCGACATGGTAGGCTTGATGGCGCGAGGACCTGCGCAGGTTCCAAACGCGCTGCCGGAACGTGGGCTGATGGCGCCGACCGACAACACGGCGCTGGTTGCGGCATTCATGAATGAGCAGGACGTGGCCAAAGCACGGGAGAACCTGCTGTCAATCCAGCAAATTTTAGACAACCTCGGCAGCAGTATGGCTCAAGTGGGCGAACAATTTGGCGCGGCACTTGGAGGCATAATCACTGGCGCTGAAGGCGCAGCTGAAGCCATGAAGGGCGTGGCACGCGCAGCCATCGACGCAGCCTTCAACGCGGCCACAGCCCTCGCCATTCAAGCGGCAGGGCAGACCGCCGTAGGTTCCGGACCGGCGGCGGCTATCATCCTGCCTGCCCTTATTACGGCAGGTATGGGCCTCATCAAATCCGTATTTACAAACCTCGTCGGACTGGCGACTGGCGGCCTCACCACCGGACCGATGCTGGCCATGATTGGTGACAACCCGTCCGGCAAGGAGGCCGTCATCCCGTTTGAGCGCATGGGCGAGTTCCTGCAAATGGCAGGCGTAGATGGAGGCGGTGGCAATGTCACTGTGACCGGGCGCCTTCGCGGCCGCGACATCATGCTCTCCAACGAGCGCTCCCTCTCTGACCGCAAACGTATACGCTAATGGCACTCCGCTATCAGGCCGAAGCTACCAACCTCGTAGGCATCACTTACCGCATCAACATTTACGACGCGGACTACGGCGGCTCCACCGTCATCCCGTTCAAGGTGGGCGGCAACATCTTCGAGCTGT